AACAAGTAAGCCTCTTTCGAGAACTCAAAATTTTGTATGGATTTTGCCGCTATTTATTGATCATGACTAAAAATCATGGGTCATTAACTACGGTAAAATACCTAAAATCTTGCCATCTAGCGATACAAAAGTGTATAAGTAAAGATCAGATCAATAGTCTAAGGGATATTGAACCTGATCTTCCGTTACCTCGTTTAACAACATCACGATTACCTCGGTTTATACCGTTAAGTGATCGTAGACAAATTAAACAAGGAGATCCCTTTAGGATAAGATACTGGTTAACCTTGTACTCTCTTTATAGAGTGATACGAGTACCCGGAAAACTTAAACTGGAGACTATAACGGATCCATTCTCTGGAGATGAAAACAAATTGTCACGAGGTGTTACTGATCTAAGGGAAATTTCCCAAAGAATAGCTTCACGTTTTGACAAATCCATTTTATCTAAGGAGTTTGGTTTGCTTCCTCTTGAGACGGCCTCTCCGACCGCTAAGAGTTCTTGGCATGGATGATTGTGAGATGTTCACGGACTTATCCGTGAAGATCTGAGCGTTCATATTTTACAATTACTACGATCCTTCGATCAGACTAAACTCTTTTTAAGGTTTAATTTTATCGCTGAATCTCAAGTACTACCAAAATATGAACCAATTAAAAGCGATTATCCAAGTCTTGGACAATTAGCCATTAAGGAAGAAGCTGCAGGAAAATTGAGAGTCTTTGCATTGGTTGACGTTTGAACACAATCTGTGTTAAAACCCCTCCATGAAATGATTTTCAAATTTCTTAAGTCACTTCCAAATGACGCCACATTTGACCAACAAGAAGCAGTTAAAAGAGCTTCTATTAAAGTGGTGAAGTATGGACAATCATTTGGTTATGATTTATCTGCAGCTACTGATAGGTTACCAATTGCCTTACAAGAAGCAGTTCTTCAACCCTTAATAGGGGTCGATGCAGCTTCTTCTTGAAGGCAACTGTTGACTAATCGTGACTACAAACTACTGTACCCTGATAAGTCAGGTATAGATGTAATCACGGTTAAATATGCAGTTGGTCAACCTATGGGTGCATTATCAAGTTGAGCAATGCTTGCCCTTACTCATCATTTAATCGTTCAACAGGCATACAATAATGTGAGGGGTGCTTACCCCTACTCAAAATGGTATACTGAATATGAACTATTAGGTGATGACATAGTTTTATTCGAGAAAGACATTGCAGAGGAATACTTATCATTGATGAAAGGTTACGGGGTTGGTATTAATTTATCAAAATCCGTGGTTTCTCACAATAAAAGTTTCGAATTCGCAAAGGTTTCTTGAATAAATGGGTTTTATGTATCCGCTATTTCCTGAAAGATGTTTATATCTCAGAATAATGCAATGGGTAGAATTAATATATTATTCCAACTATTGCCTAAAATGAATATAAAATATCCGATTCGTTACATTAAAAGAGTAACATCTCGTAGCATCTTAGAACTAGGGTCTTACAAATTTAATTTGTTAGGCCTTCTTTCTATGCTTGCTAATTCAGGGAAAATAACGTTACAAGAGCTCCTGAAAACATTGATGTCACCAATGGAACAACCAAAACGTTTTTTACTAAAGGACAGTTTATTATTCTTAAATGAAAAATATGCTGAGACCTTAATAACTGACATTCTGGCTGGGCGTCCTTTACATCTCAGAGCAGATAAATGAATATCTTCTGTAATGAGAATGGACGTTCCATGGTACAACATTGCTTTGCTTACTAGGATGACAAAAATAAAGTTAGACCTAGGAAGTGAAGATCAGATTCTTTTTTCGTTTACTAGCAAGCTTATCGATAGTCTCTGTGGATCGGATTTCATCCATCCTGGTTATCGTAAAATATTCTTTGAAGACATACTTTCGGGAGATGAACTCTACCCAAACGTATTAACTTTAAG